TTACGGTATCTTTTCCAGCTCAGCTCTGAGCCATTCCAAGTTACGGTCTGTATAAGCAGCTTCGGTTATGTCGGTGATTCTGTGACCGACAAGTTTCTTTATGGTGTATTCGTCAACCTCAGCCTTCTTTGCCATTGTGATGAACGTCATGCGAGGATCATGCGGTCTATGATCGTCACGAAGTTTGAGAGCAGCGATAACCTTATCGAAACGGCCGGCATATTTGTCGTAAGTGATCGTCATGCCGCCTTTGGGAGAATCAGGATCGTTAAAGAGGCGGGTGCTGCCAAGTTCAACGGCGTAGTCGTAGTTCTTCTTTACCAGGTCGAACACTTTAGGGTGTATCGGTACCATACGATGCCGTCCGGCCTGGGTTTTCATTCCGCCGACAATGTAGCGTTCGTCCAGGTGTACGTCCTCTAATTCCAGTATGGCGAGTTCTTGTGGTCGCCATCCCATGTAGCACTGTATGAGAATCCAGTCTACAAAGCGGACCTTGCCGAGGTTGTCCCAAAGGGTCTGCATTTCAGATTCCTGGAAGATGATGTGACCACGTTTCGCCTCTTCCTTTTCTTTGATGATGTCGTCCGACAGTTCAAATGTCCGGGCGTAGTTCTTATCCACAAGCTCATATTCGAGAGCATAGTCCAGCATGAGATTGAACATAGACTTGATCCTGGATTTGGTGCCAGCAGACGCAAGCACCTTTTCGCCTTTGTTTGCTCCACGTGAAGGGATAATATAGCCGTCCTCCATAATTCCTTTGATATGGCGGGTACGCAGGTCCTTGACACGCATACCGGCAATGGCGTGGCAGTAGCTCCATGCCGATTTGATAGTACGGCAGGAAGATTCGCTTTCCAGGGTTGCAAAGTATGCTGCAGTCCATTTCTCGTAAAGCTCAGCGAGAGTCATTGAGGCGTTCTGTATATCGTAAGGGTTGGCTCCATACTCAGCGAGTGCCTGCAGAGCTTCCTTTTTGGTCTTGAACGTCCCAAGGGGGACACGGTTCTGTACCGTCTTTCCGGTTTGTTCGTCTGTAGTCCAGCCGAGAGTGACACGGGCCAGGTATGGCTTACGCCTGTTTCCGGAAAGTTTGGTTACGCTGCCGTAACCGTTAGGTAGTTTCATCCGGTAACCTTACTGATTCCACAGCCGCAGGCAGGCCGGAGAAATCTGTTTTGATTGGTTCCAGTTTAAGAAGAGAGGACAGAGAAATTTTCTTCTGTTCCGGTACCTTCTCATTAAGAACCGATGTAGGGAGCACATAAAAGTCCCAGTAGTCCAAGTCCAGGATTGAAACATCACGTGTACGAGCGGTAAAGACACAGAACACATACAAATCATTATTACGCATAGCCTTAGAGGCGTAGGTAGTTCCATCCCAGGCAAGTTTCTTTGCAATGTCAAAGATAATCTGAGAGTATGTATCTTCCGGAGACCAGGCCTGCAGGTAAGCAGACGATTTGACCTCAATCCGGAGTCCGGAAGGAGAAGTGAGGTCAAAAGGGAGCCAGTCTGTGCGAACTACATCTTTTGTACCAAGAGCAGAGTGTACGAGAAATTCTGCCAATATACCACGCTGAGTATTGTTAAGAAGGTCAGAGCATGACCAACGCCAAAAATCCTGCAAGCAGATAGAAGTATCAGAGCCATGCAGGGTAAAAGGCTCATTTCCGTTTAGTTGTTCCATGATTTCCTCCGTATCTTTCCAGGAGCGTCCACAGGACACGCTTATCGTCGCTGGAAGCGATTGAATACAAGGACACGAGCATTTTACCGTCCGGGACATTGTGGAGTCCGAGAAGGTAGTCTACGGAAACGTCGAGTGCATCTGCAAGGAGAATGACATTATCGACAGTAGGTGTTCGCAGTCCGTTAAGGTAGCGTGAAATTGTAGCTGCAGTCACGCCGGAAAGAGTGGCCAAGTCGTTACCGTTCAAGTGGCGTTCCTGCATACATTGAGACAGACGCTCTGAGAATCTGTTAATATCCATAGGCGTAACCGGACAGACCGGCACCACGTATGGAGTAGTCCAATAGTTTCCTGCACTCCAAATCCGAAAGTGGACCATAGGAGCGGATTAGTCCGAACAGCTGCAGATCAGTAAGCATAAGTTTACGCTGCAGGAGACGGATTTTTGCAACAGTACCGTAGGAAGTATTCCTGGTACCATGATTACAGCTGTCACAAAAAGAGGAGAGATACAGAAGCAATGCAGCGGCATCGTTCCCAGACCTCTCCTCATTGCGTGCCAGCTCAAAGTATTTGTTATTCATAGGCACATCTCCTCAATACCGGCCGTAAAGTCGGTACCATTCTAAACTGATAATCTTTTTTCCTTATCGAGATATTTCTGAGATTCTGTGTAGGCTTTCAAGAAGCCTTTGAGTTCCCCGATAAATTCAAATTTTTTGTTCTCCGGCAACGCCCGGTACAATTCAAGAAGTTCGTCCTCTTCTGCAGTAGTGAGCTTGCGGGCAGGAGCCTCTTCGCCGGTAAGCAGATAATGAACGGACACACCCAGGAAGTCAGCGATAGGCTTGATGTATTTTGCTGGCGGGTCGCTATTGCGAGTTTTCCAAGTGGACATAGTGGACGTGCGTATGCCGAGACAATCACACAGGTCAGTGGCTTTTTTGTCCCGTTTTTCAAGGGTTTCTGTGATTCTTTCAATGATTTCCATAGGCAACCTCCAAGGTAAAAATAATTCGCAATTAAGAGTAAAAACATTTACAAACTCGCATATACGTGTTATAATAAATACATGAAATACAAAACAATTCAAAGTTGCGAGCTGAGATATTGTGCGTGTATTTCGTGCGTCTGTTTGCGAGATTGTAAAGAGGTTTACTTACATTATAGCACGCAAATCAGAAAAAATAAATAGTTTTTACACAAATGCGAGAAAGGAGTGAAACGCAAGCATGAAGCAGGAAACATCACAGTGGGGCAAAGCCGTTAAGAAGGCAGTGATCGACCACAACATGACATTGAAGCAGCTGGCCGAAAAAATCGGTTACAGCAATGCAACTGTTTCCCAGGTCGTCAATGGCAGATATTCCAATTCAAGCTACAAGATGATTGCTGAGAAGATCAACGAAGTGCTTGGAACGGAGGGACTGCCGGAGAGGACTGAGACACCTTCCGATGAATGGTGCCAGTCAGTGAAGATCGAACTGGTGAAACAGAGCATGACCGTCAATGAGCTGGCGAAGCAGCTGGATGTCTCCAGGGATCGGCTATCACTGGTAATTAACGGCAAGATGATGAACGAAGCAATCGTTGGCGGGGTGAACCGCCTGCTCGGACTCAACACGGTCGCTGTCCCAGCTGATAAGTAAATTATAGCGGAAGGGTAGGTAACAAGAAATGGGAAGAGGCCCTATGAATGAGAACCAAAATGTATATTTCCAGGCGAGAAAAAAGGCCGCAGCATACAACGAGAGGCTATGGAGTCGTGAAGGAGCAGCAGAGCTGTTAGGAATATCGGTATCGACGCTGGCTGATTACGAACTTGGCAATACGAAAGTGGTTCCAGTGGATAAGGTAGTTCTTATGGCGGACCTCTATAAAACGCCGGAACTGATTACTGGGTACTGTATGCGAGAATGCCCGGTACACGGATTCCTACCGCTGGCAACCGAAGAAAAAAGTTTAGAAGGAATTGCATTAAGACTTTTGCAGAGCTTCAATGAATCCTCATTGAAGGATATGCGGGACAGTCTGATCGAGATAACAGCTGATGGGAAAATCACAGAGGATGAATTACCAGCCTTGAAGAAAATCATCGGCAAGCTCGATAAGATGGCGGAGGTAATAAGCGAAATGAAAATTGCCGGAGAGAAGTACATGAACGGTAAGTAAGCAGGAGCAATGCCGGAAAGGAGTTTCAGAATTGAAGAAATCGAGTAAGCGAAGAGTATTGTTTGCGGTGCGAATAGCGACAATGATCGGAGCTGCCTGGTTCGCTGTCAATGGCATTACAGATACGCTCGGACAGGAGAAAGAAAAAAGCTGGTCGGTCTACATAGCCACAGAAGGGGTGGAAGAGGCAACGTACACACCGGAAGCGGGAGCGACAGAAACACAGCCAACAGAAACAGCGAAGGCAACAGAAGAACCGCTGATTGCAAGCATGGATTGGGACGAGGACGATTCCTATATGTTATGCAAGATAGCGATGGCTGAAGCTGAGAGCGAAGGCGTAGAGGGAAAGGCACTGGTAATGCTGGTGGTCCTCAACAGAGTTTGGAGCGAAGAGTTCCCGGACACAATCGAGGAAGTGATTTTTCAGAAGAACCAGTTTAGTCCAGTAGCAAACGGAAGATACGATGAAGTAGAGCCGGATAAGGAATGCTACGAAGCATTGGAAATGATCCAGTTTGAGCATTGGAACGAAAGCCAGGATGCTTTGTATTTTGAAAGTAAGAGTGACAGTAAATGGCACAGCGAGAATTTGGAAATTCTTTTCAAGTACGGCAGACATTACTTCTACAAGTGAAAGGGGCATACGACATGAAGAGAATCAAGAGAAAAGTGAGACAGTTCGTAAGACTGTATTGGTTTTGGGTAAGCCTGGGACTGGTTCTTACGAAGGTGTCCGTAGAAGCGGCATACGCAGAGAGAGGATATAAGGCATACGGAGGTGAGTGGCTGATGCTTCCGATAATGCTGAACGTCGGATATTTCGTGAATGAGGCGAGAATGTATCTGCCGGATCTCATTGAAGAATGGAGAGAGGAGAAAGGCTAAGAACGAAGAATTGAAAGAAATCGTAGAAGGGTACAGGGCAGAAGGAATACACATATCCGATGAAGAGGTAAACGAAATCCTTTGGCTGTGCAACAGGAGAATGGAGATTAGCAAGATTGAGAACAGAGGAGAATACCTGCCGTTGCTTTTCAAGGACGAGGTAAAAAACTATCTGTTCAGACGAGAAGTAAATGCAGTGACTTTTTTAAGAAGTTTGGAGGCAAAAGAAATATGTGTTCAGTATGCGGAATGAATCCGTGCCATCCAAGTTGTCCGAACGCACCGGAACCGGTACCTGTTTATGAGTGCTGCAGGTGTGGGTACGGAATCTTAGAAGGAGACAAGTTTTGGGATTCTCCGGCAGGTTATATGTGCGAGGATTGTGTAGATGAAATGGACGCAAAAGAGATATTAGAAATGTGTGGCGAAAGCCTCACGGAAGCAAAAAAGGAGGAAATGTAAATGGCAGAGCAGAATGCAGTAGCAACACAGCAGCAAAACACGCAGTTAAGCGTGACCGTACAGATTAAGAACATGATTTCCCAGGATGCGGTCAAGAAAAAATTTGCTGAGGTACTGGGACAGAAAGCACCGCAGTTTTTGGCATCTATCACGAACGTAGTGGCAGGATCGGCACAGTTGAAAAAATGCCCGGCAAATTCAATTATGAGTTCGGCATTTGTGGCAGCGACGTATGACTTGCCTATTGACAGTAACCTTGGGTTTGCGGCAATCGTTCCATACAACAACAGCAAGTACAATCAGCAGACGAGACAATGGGAGAAACATCCGGAAGCACAGTTTCAGATGATGTATAAAGGGTTCATCCAGCTGGCAATTCGTTCCGGATATTATGAGAAGATGAACTGCTCAGTAGTCTACAAGGACGAGCTGGTGTCTTACAATCCGATTACCGGAGAGGTTGAGTTTGTGACAGATTTCTCTCAGTGCAAGAACAGAGCAGAAGGCAATGCAGAGAATATCGTCGGTTACTATGCTTGGTTTAAGCTGCTGACTGGATTCAGAAAAGAGCTGTTTATGACGGTAGCTGAGGTTGATAACCACGCAAGAAAGTATTCCCAGGCGTACCGCTACGACATCGACCAGGGAAAGAAGGCCAGCAAATGGACGACGGATTTCGAGGCAATGGCATTAAAGACGGTTATTAAACTGCTCCTCAGCAAGTGGGGTATTTTATCGGTGGATATGCAAAGAGCAATCCAGGACGATCAGAAGGTGTACGACGAGGAAGGCGAAGGAACCTATGGAGACAACCAGCCGGACATCATCGAGGCAGAAGATCCGTTCAAGATTGAGCAGCACGACGAGGAAGAACAGCAGATTGGCGGTTTGGATTTAGAAGAGGTTGAATAGGAGGAAGAGAAATGCAACTGACATCAGAGAATTATTATAGCCAGGAGGCTAACAAGGAGTACATGAGTGTATCGGGATATAAGGACTTTGCAGGAACATATGGGAAGATGCCTTGCGAGTTCTATGGTATGGAAAAGCTCAACGGACGCTGGGAGGACGAGAAAAGCACCGCATTGTTGGTAGGAAGTTATGTTGACAGCTACTTTGAGGGAAGCTTGGAACAGTTCAAGAAAGAGAACAAGGAAATCTTCACACAGAAGGGCGAGTTAAAGGCAAACTTCAAGCAGGCAGAGGAAATCATCGCACGTATCGAGAGAGACGAATATTTCATGAAGTTTATGAGCGGGCAGAAGCAGGTTATTATGACCGGCGAGCTGTTCGGAGCAAAGTGGAAGATTAAGATGGATTCCTACATTCCGGACGTGGCAATCGTTGACTTGAAGGTTATGGCATCCATTACGGACTTAAAGTGGGTGAAGGATATTGGCTATCTCGATTTCGTAAGATATTGGGGTTACGACATCCAGGGAGCAATCTACCAGGAGATCGTAAGACAGAATACCGGAAAGAAGTTGCCATTCTATATTGCGGGAGCAACAAAGCAGGCAGAGCCGGACATCCGTATCATCCATGTTACAGACAACTACCTGCAGGAGGCACTTCACATAGTAGAGGCAAATATGCCGAGAATCCTCAGAGTGAAGAGCGGAGAGGCAGAACCGGACAGATGCGAATTGTGCGATTGCTGCAGACATAACAGAGTGCTGACACGTCCGATTTCGATTATGGATTTGACAGCAGGAATTTAATATGACAGGCGGTGGTTTAGTGGCAGACAACAGAAAGTATTATTACTTGAAGCTGAAAGAAGATTTTTTCGACAGCGACGAGCTGAAAATATTAGAGAGTCAGAAGGATGGTTATTTGTATAGCAACATTCTCTTGAAACTCTATCTGAAAAGCCTGAGCAACGCAGGAAGATTGATGTTCCGGAATGTGATACCGTACACGCCGGAGGTTTTGGCAACGCTCACAGGACACCAGGTAGGAACAGTCGAAAAGGCATTAGATGTATTCAAGAGGCTGGGATTGATAGAGGTGCTGGATAACGGAGCAATCTACATGATGGATATTCAGAACTTCATAGGTCAGTCGTCAAGCGAAGCTGACAGGCAGAGAGAATATTACAATCGCATGAAAGCTGAGAAGGATGCACTGGCTGATCCTGGAACACCAAAGGCATTGCCGGAAGCGCCGGTTGAAACACCGGCACCTGCAGAACCGAAGTCCAATAAGGCAATCAAAGGTTACACATCAGACTTTGAGGAATTTTGGCTGATTTATCCGAGAAAGGCAGACAAGGCACAGGCATACAAGAAGTACAAGGCAAGACTGGAAGATGGCTTTTCACATGAGCAGTTATGCGAAGCCGCAAGGAATTATGCGGCACAGTGCAAACAAGACAGAACGGAAGATAAGTACATAAAGCACGGCAAGACATTCTTAGGAGAGTCAACGCCGTTCCTGGACTATCTGCCGAAAGAAAAGCCGGTACAGAACGAAGCCGAGTACGACGACAACGAGAATCCGTTCGGAAGGAGTGAGTGACGATGGATTTGCAGAGTATTTTACCGGCAGAGGCGTTTAAGACAGAGAAGAATAGCGGCGATTACATCGGCGAGGATGGACTTCTCTACTGCGGCGTTTGCAGAACAAAGAAGCAGACCAGGTTGTCAGCGTCAGATATTACGCAAGGGAAGGAGCTGATTGTTCCCTGTATCTGTAAGTGTAAGGTGGAAGAGAACAGGCGCAAGGAAGAGGCTGAAAAGAAGAGACAGGAAATGCAGCGTTTGGAGAGACTGAAAGCCAGCAGTCTTATGGATGCAAAGCTGAAATCGGCAAGGCTGGACGGGTACCAGGTTGATACAGACAATCAGAAAATCTACAACCTGGCCGGAAAGTATGTGAGCAGGTTTGATGAAATGTACGAAAAAAGGCAGGGGTTGCTTTTTTGGGGTACAGTCGGAACCGGGAAGAGCTACACTGCAGCCTGCATCGCAAACGAGCTGCTGGATAAGATGATTCCGGTGGTTATGACATCATTTGTGAAGATTCTGCAGAACATCCAGGGCAATCCAAACGAAGAAGAGAGAATTATGGCAGGACTGAATGCGGCAAAGCTGCTGATTATCGACGACTTAGGAGCAGAGCGAAGCACAGACTACGCATTGGAGAAAGTGTATAACATCATCGACAGCCGGTATTTATCCGGCAAGCCGCTGATCCTCACTACGAATATGACGTTGAAAGAAATGCAGGAGTCTGAGGACATCAGGTATAGACGTATCTACGACAGGATATTTGAGATGTGTTTTCCGGTAAGGTTTGCTGGCAGGAGTTGGAGAGAAAAAGCGGCGTTCAAGAGGTTCGATGCAATGAAGAATTTAATGGAGGAATGACAACATGGGTTTGATTAAGGTGGCAGAAATAAGCATTGACAAGCTGGACGACAGAAAGACGGTTACGGCGATCCTGCACGAGAACGGTTATACCGTCGGTCCAGGAAAGAGAAAAAAGACAGAGACCGGAAAGCAGTTAGATTACTACTTGAAAGTGTATGTGGAGGAAGGCACCGATAAAGCAGAACTCTACAAGACAACAAGCGGAAAGACGAAGATTACAGCCAAGAAGGTGACGGATAAGATGTCAGCGGAGATTGGTGACAAGGCATAGGAGGAAGAAAGTGGATGAAGATATGAAGCAGATTCGTTTCTCAATACCAGGACAGCCATTCGGAAAGCAGAGACCGAAGTTTTCGAGAGCAGGAGCGTATGTTAAGACGTACACTCCGAAAGAGACAACCAGTTATGAAAATCTCGTGAAGCTGTTTTACAACGAAGCGGCCAAAGGAAGAATGTTCCCGGAAGGGGCAATGCTGGATGTTCGGATAATCGCATATTACGAGATCCCGAAGTCCACAAGCAAAAAGAAGCGTAAGGAAATGTTGGAACACAGGATCAGACCAACCAAGAAGCCGGACTGGGACAATATTGGCAAGATTATTTGCGATAGTTTGAACCTGGTAGCGTATCACGACGATTCGGCAGTCGTGGATGCACAGGTAAGGAAGTTTTATTCCGAGAAACCAAAGGTTGATGTACTGATAAAGGTCGTAGGACCGTAGCAAATTTAGGAGGTAGACAATGGCAGGAAGAAAGAAAACTGAAAAAGTGGAAGCAGAAATTGTCGAGACTACGGAAGTGGTACCGGCAGGAAAAATGGAGTTTAGACTGATTAACCCGACAGAGGACGGTTTTCTCAGACGGATTCAGTGGAACAAAGAGGAGTTAGAGGCGGCGGTTAGAGCAAAGATAGCCAGCTACGAGAATGTGGTTTACACAGAGGAGAATATCAAAGCCGCCAAGAATGACAGAGCGGAGCTGAATAAGCTCATTAAGGCTATCGAGGACAGAAGAAAACAGGTCAAGAAGATTATCAATGAGCCGTATGCAATATTCGAGTCAGAGTTAAAGGAAATCCTGGCACTTATCAATGAGCCGGTAGGACTGATCGACCAGCAGGTAAAGGCGTTCGAGGAGAGACAGAAAGAAGAGAAGAAAGCGGCAATCCAGGCAACCTACGATGAAAACATCGGAGACTTGGCCGATGTGTTGCCGTTTGAGAAGATTTTCGACATCAGATACCTCAATCAGACCTTTAAGCTCGCAACCGCCCAGGAAGAGGTAAAGGGCAAGATCGATACAGTTAAGACGGATTTAGAGACTATCGACAGTCTCGACAGCAAGTACAAGCTGAACGCAAAGGATGTGTATATCAAGACATTGGACCTCAGCAGAGCGTTGGCAGAGAACAAGAGACTGGCAGACCTGGAAGAAAAACTGGAAGCTGAGAAGAAACGCAAGGAAGAGGAAGAGGCAGAAAGAAAACGCCAGGAAGAAATCCGCAAGCAGAAGGAAGCGGAGGAGAAAGCAAAGCGTGAGGCAGAAGAGGCTGCACGCCAGGAAACTCAGAAGAAAGAGTTCCAGGAATCTGTAGCAGAGCAGGCTGAACCTCAGTCCGAAATGGGTAGAACGATTGAATCCATTGAAAGATCAGCGTTCGCCCAGGCAGTGGCCAGAGATGTTCAGAGCGAGCCGGGAGAGCAGGCGGTTGATCCGTTTGCACCGAAGGCAGAGCCTAAGCAGGAAAAGAAGTACAGAGTCAGATTCTATGCAGACGGAACCAAGGAACAGCTGGCTAAGCTGGTAGAGTTTCTGAATGAGAACAATATCAAATACGGCAAGATTGCAAAGGAGAGTAAGTGATGAACGAGTACGACAAGAGATTGGATTTTGACAGCGACACCTTTGAGGGTATGAAGCACGATATGAATTTTGTTCTACAGAGACTTCTCGGCAACATGATTGAGAAGCAGTCCACAGAAGGAAGCATGACAATTAAGATTGACGTAACTATGGTAAAGGAATTTATCCCGAACTACGATCCGAATGTAAAGGGAGAATCAAGAGAAATCAGCAAGCCTCAGTTCAAGCATAAGGTAACGTCAGCGGTCAAGATCAGCGACGAGAAGAGCGGGAACCTCAACAACGAGATGGAGATGGTTATGGATGAAGAGACTGGCTGCTATGTGTTACAGCCGATTGCGAACACCCAGCAGAGAACTATCTTTGATTCGGACTTTATGGCTGGGCAGAAGAACCAGGAAGGCGAAGGAAACGATGACATCATTGACGGTACATATATTGATGCGGATGTAAGGCCGGCACTGCCTGGTCCTTCCGACGATGAAGAACCTGCAGAGGAGCAGACAGAAGAAACTCAGCCTGCAGAAGGAGAGGGAACAGACGAACCGACAGAAGAACAGTCCGGAGAACCGGCAGAGGAAGAACCGGAAGATATTACAGACGACATCCTGGGAGATACAGACACAGAAGGTTATGATTACGAAGATCCGGAGGAATAGGTATGGGACTGATTAAACCGAGAATGAGCAGCTATGTAGACAGAGGTAATAAGCTAATTGCGGAAGGTAAGACAAAAGAGGCAATGAACCTGGTAAGCCACGGTCTGCAGTATTACTCAGAGAGGGTTATCAACAGCATATCTCCATACGCCAAGGCAGATGCAGGACTGATTGTTTTAGTCCTGCGCCACCTGGCAAATGAGATTGAGAAAAATAACCCAGGAGCAAAGGAACTGGCGGCTGGCATGGAGAAGTGCGTAGGCAAACCTTCCCAGCAGGAGATTGAAAGAATCAAGAAACCGAACAAGAAGTAAGGAGGCAATATGAATACACCGGAGAGCGATATGGAGAAGATGAAATTTGCGAGAGAATGGGTAAGAGCGCACGCTGCAAAGAAGATGGCAAAGTATGAGAAAAAGCTGAGAAGAGCCGCGAAGGATTTCTTCGGGCATCCGGTAGCAATCGCATATTTGAAGCCTGGCGTGATGCTTGAGATCAAAGATACAGGAGAAAAGGCAAAGATTGTAGCGGACGAAGAGAAAGGATAAGCGATATGGCAAGAGGTTTCTTATACGTGTATGAGCGGATATACAAAGGAGAGACTGAGATGCAGACTGAGTTCCGGAAGATACCGGTCAACGGTAAGCGAACCTCAGTTGCAGATCAGAAGAGAGTCCGGAAGGTTATCTCAGACAATGCGCACAGAATAGCGCAGGAATGCTCGGTGCTGGTGAGCTATCCAAAAATGAGAATTGAGGGTACTGCAGTCAACCTAGGAGACGTGCATATAATGCTCCCGGACTGCAGAATCATCAGCATTGAGGAATTGAAGAAAATCGAGGGGGGGGTGAAATAGGTGCGAAGGCGCAAAGAGACCGAAGAGGAAGCGGTAAAGAGGCGGCAACAAATGTATGGATGCAATGGAAAGTGCTGTGATAGAGTAATTGATCCGGAAACAGGCGAAGGGCAGTATTTCATATGTGGTGGCATAGATACCTGCGACGAAACAAGGGTAGGCGAGTTTATAGGAACGGTAGGAGCAGTATTGTTTATCGTCCTGGCACCGATCATGCTTATAGCAGGAGTTGCAGCCTTGATATGGTTGAGCATATAGGAGGGAAGAAGATGATTTCAGAAATGGTCGAAACCAGGGACAGAATACAAAACGAATTTTATGAGGAATTTGAAAATATGTCTCAAAAGTTCATAGGAAAACCGATTGACGCAAGCGTGCTTTATACACTTGAAAGATATATGGAGGCCGTGGCTCAAAGAATATCCGCTGAGAATGGAGTACACATTATTTCGGGCAAGGTCAGAGCTAACATATCCGGAACGGTGATGGTAGAAGAGCCTGAAATAGAGATGGCAGATGGAAGCACACGAAAACTGTCAGAATGGTTCGACGGACTGTAGGAGGCGGATGATGAATTGCAAAAATTGTACAAAACATAAAGGCGACTGCGGGCATCACTTCATAGACGGCGATGAACATATACATTATGACATCCCGGCAGAAAGCTCCTGTGACAGATATGGAGATTGCTCGTTCTACACCGAAAGAAGGAGTAGGTTTCAAATACAGATAGACTTGCTGAATGAAAAAGACATAGAGCTGGCAGATTTGAACGTCGGCGTATTGAGAGAAGCACTGGAATGTGCATTAAAAAACGAAAGAAAGGAGTGATAAAATCCCATGAGGTCCCATGATCCGTTCGGGACTTGCAGGAACTGCGGGTGTCAGATTATGTGGGTTAAGACAAAGGCTGGAAAGAATATGCCAGTAGACCCGACGATGATCAGCTACCGCAGGCCAGGAGCAGGAGTAAAGGCAAAGGAGAAGATAGTAACGCCGGAAGGCGAGGTTGTATGTGCCGATAAGGTATCATCCGATAGCGCAGAAGGCTTTGGCTACATATCGCACTTTGCCACCTGCAAGGCAAGAAACCGTTGAGAAAAAGAAAAGCCGCCCCTTTGACAGGAACGACTCGTGACTGAGAATATTATGCTCGCAAATGCGAGAAAAGTCAAGGAGGCGACATTATGGCAACGGAGAATAAGGAGAAGGCAAAGGGCGAAGCAATCTTCCCCCTAACGCAGGAACAGATCAACCAAATAGCTGCTATCGGTGCCAAGGAAGGTGTAAGGGCATACAAGGAAGAGCAGAAGAAGGAAGAGCGTAGGAGAAAGAAGGAAGATAGCAAAGTCAGAAAGACAAAGAAACTGCTCAGCTCGTACAGAAGAATCAAGGCGACATTATCGGATGGAGAGCAGTTCACTACGGAGGAGCAGGCAGAACTGAGATGGAAGTTCGTTGAGGACCTTATGGGAAACACAAGAGAGATAGCAGGAAAGTCAGAGAGGACAATCAAAGATACGGAGCGCAAGCGTGAAGAGGATTTATACTGCGTGTTCCGGATAGAAAAAGCGATCGGAATGTATCATGAGGAGTGCGAAAAGAGCGGAAGCGAAGAGGCGAAGCGCCGTTACAGAGAGTTAAGCATGATGTACCTGGACGAAAAACCTTACACGGTGCAGGAGATTTCGGAAGTAGAAAACATAAGCGATAAGACTGTCTACAAGGACATAGGAATAGCTTGTGACATTGTGGCTATTTACTTACTGGGTGCGGATTTCTAAATGGTCATGCGCCTGTAAATTAACTAGGTAGAAAATGAGTAGGTTGCAATTAGAGTTACCAAGTGGTAATATGCTAATTAACCGGTAACCCAAATGTCACTCCTAAAAAGAGCCAGTTGTATTCCTTCTAAACGGCTAATTGGCAGGGCGAAATCCCTGCCAGTTAGCCTAAGAGGGAATATGAACAATTAGTTAAATAAAGCTATTTTAGTGTACTTAGGCAGGTCTGTATAGTATAATTAAACTATAAACAACCAGCATAAAAGGAGCGATTGAAATGGCAATTTGGACTAGTAGATATAGTAATAAAGAGTTACAGAACGGTAAGTACTACTCGGTAGGAATAAGTCTTGGGAGACCGAAGTTTAATATAAACTACCGAATACAGGAACAATGTTATGACCTCGCACCGGCAAGATGGATGTGGGGAAAAGAACTCGAAGATTTTAAACGAATGTACTTCTCAAAGCTAGATGCGATGGGAGTAGACAAAGTACAGGCTATTTTGCAGAAACTTCATAACGATGCAAAAGCAAACGGCCAAGATTTAGTTCTGCTTTGTTTTGAAGATGTAAGAGACCCGAAGGATTGGTGCCACAGAACAATGTTGGCAGAATGGGTAAAAAAAAGAATTGGATGGGATATTAAAGAGTTACCAAATCCGCAACCTCCGAAAATCAAGAGGAAGAAAACTGAGTCAGAAAACGAAAATAACGAATACCAGCAATTAAGTTTGTTTGATATATGTAATGCGTGAGTAGTTTAATTTTAAAACATTTGCAAACCTTGCAAGCGATGGTGGTGAAAATCCATTCTCACGCTCCAACAGCAATGCACCAGTAAGTAAAAACCTACTGGTGCTTTTTTGCGCATAGACACAAGGCGAAATAAGCCTAGTTTTTATGAATATATATATTCCTATTGCTACAGCAATAAAAAGCCTAATAAGGCGAAAATACGAGTTCACATGAACTGAAAGGAAGAATGAAAATATGTTTAGAGGCACACTACCAGCGGACGCACAAAACATAGTTATTGAGATAGTTAAATCGTGGAACGTAGATACTATACACGTGGGCTGTTCCGGAAATATGACTATAGAGAGAGGAGTTTATAATGCAGGCATAAAAAACATCCATGCAAACGATGTAACCATTTATTCGTGCGCGCTAGGAAATTATTTTGCCGGCAATAAGCTAGAATTAAAGCCAAAAGAAAATATACCGGAAGAATACAAATTCATGTTGAAGAGATTTGAAAGTGATTCGGAAAAATTAGCTACTGTGCTGCTTATGAGCAAATTTCAGATAAATATGTACAAGGAAGTAGAGTATTACAAGAAACAGTTAGAAGAAGCGGAGAAACAGTGGGATGATATGATAGATAAAACGATAGCCAAGTTAGAAAAAACAGAATTTCGACTGGAATCATTCTACGCAGGCGATGTAAAAGAATTTGTAGATTTTGTAGATGATAACTCCGGATTTGTTTCGTTTCCACCGTTTTTCTCGGGAGATTATGAGAAGATGTATGCAAACATAGAATCTATCATAGACTGGCAACCACCGCAGTATGAATTACTCGGAGAAGATGGAGTATGGGAAATATTCAAGAAAGCCATGGGAAAGAAAAATTGGCTATTTGGAACGATGTACCCAGAAAAATCACTAGAAGAGCACTTGGTAGGTGTATGCAAAACAACCAACAGAGGAGTGCCGATATATTTGTATGCTAGCTCAGGACCAAAACGCTTAGTTATGCCTAATCAAAAGATCGAAAGCGTAAGAATACCACGATTATACGCAGGGATGGAAATTGGACAAAAAATATCCATCAAGCGTTTGTCTATGGGGCAGTTTTCCACACTCAGAAGTGAATACATGAATGCAAATATAGTTCCAGGTTCGCCGAGTACAATGTGGGGAGTGGTTGTAGATGGTATGTTGATTGGATGCTTTGCATATATGCTCGGAGACAAGAACATGAATATTGAAACACCATATATGTACTTGTTAAGCGATTTCCCAGTATCAAAGACAGATTATCCAAGACTGTCAAAGCTGATAGTCTACTGTGCTTTATGTAAAGAAATGAAAGAGTTCTGTGAGCAACAGTTCGGTACACGAATGCGGTCTATTGTTACAACAGCATTCACGAAACGACCGGTAAGTATGAAATACAGAGGAATCCTAAAACTCTACAACAGAAGAAAGCTAGAAGCCGAAGGAGCAGACGGAAATCCGGATAGAAAAGAAGAAAAATATCAGCTTAACTACGTCGCGCCGTTTGGAGAATGGACATTACAGGAAGGGTTTGATATGTGGAAAAGTAAACATGGAAAACGAATTATAGGAGGAATAGCAAATGAGGACAAAGACAGTTAAAGGAAATCCTAAGGATCTTGTACAACTAAAAGAAAATGCAAGGTATATGAAACATGAAGAGTTCCAAAGATTGGTTCAAAACATACGAGAGGACGGATGCCTTACATCGCACCCGTTGATATATCCGGAAGAGAATGGAGACCTTATAATCCTGTCCGGAAATCATAGAGTAGCGGCTGCAATTGAAGCAGGATTGGATGAAATCGAATGGATTCAAATTGAAGATAAGCTACCAAATGCAAAAAAAATAGCTATACAATTATCACACAATTCACTTGTAGGACACGATGACTTAGATATCTTAAAAAGTCTATATGAACAGATAGACGATATGAATTTGAAGATGTATAGTGGCTTGGATGATAAAACATTAGAATTGATGGATAAGGCGTCGCCGGATTCCATAGGAGAGGCATCTTTACAAACAAAGATAGTTTCTCTTATTTTTTTGCCAAGTGATTTAGATAAGGCTAAGGAGGAACTTGAAAAAGCTATTAGTCTCACAGCCGCAGACGAGAGATGGTTAGCATACGGAAAGGACTTCGACGTCTATATGGACAACATCGAGGCAACGCAAGCATCATACGGCATTAAGAACACTGCTACAGCCTTCAGTTTGATAATGAATATGTTCGGAAGAAATGTTACTCAGTTACGAGAAGGATATATTGATGGACCAGCAAAAGAAGATAATTCAAAGTGGGTTCCAATATCTACAATACTTGGAAACTCAAAGATTCCTCAAGGAGCTGCAAAGGTATTGAACAAAGCAGTTGAGAAAATGAGAGACGATGGAACTGTTACAAGTGAAAACTTATGGCAAGCATTAGAGTATATGGCTGCAGACTACTTATCAGGGAAGTAGGTGACATGATTGGCGGCACAGTTAAAGTACAATCCCAACTATCACGATGACTGGGCCTGGTCACTGGCAATCAAAGGAGCAACCGATAAAGAGATAGCAGAAGCGTTTAAAATTTCGGTTAGAACACTCAATAGATGGAAGAAGGACCACCCTTCGTTTGAAGAATCGTTGAATTGTGGCAAAAGTGCCGCAGATGCCAAAGTAGAAAGGATGTTATATGAAAGAGCGACTGGCTACACTTGTGAAGAGACAGAGGTTATCCAAGAACTAGACAAAAATGGCAATCCGAAACCTACTAAGATAAGAAAAACGAAGAAGGTATATCCTCCGGATGTTTTGGCTGGCATGTACTGGTTGAACAATAGACAGCCAGGGAAATATAAACGAAATCCGGAGAACTTCATCACTAGCAACGATGATGATGAAGATGATATCGTTATCTACTTGCCAGAGAATGGACGTGATAGTAATGAAACATGAAAAGATTATCATTAAGCCACAAAAAGGACCTCAAGAAAATTTCCTTGCAACCTCTGCAGATATTTGCATTTATGGAGGTGCCGCAGGCGGAGGGAAAACCTTCGGACTGCTGTTGGAGCCGCTTCGGTACATGAACAATCCGGACTACAACGCAACTATCTTCCGACGTGACTACACGCAGGTAACATCCCCAGGAGGCTTATGGGACAGTTCACGAAAGATTTACCGCTACGTGAAAGGTTCCCAGCCGTTAAAGACACCAAAACTACACTGGACTTTCAAAAAGGGCGCATCGGTCAATTTCGCCCACCTCGGACGTGATGAAGATTGCGACGATTGGCAGGGTTCACAGCTCACGATGATAGGATTTGACGAGCTGACGCACTTTAGCGAGTACCAGTTTTTCTATATGCTGTCTCGAAACCGTACAGATTCCGGTGTAAAGCCGTATGTACGAGCTACCTGCAACCCGGACGCAGACTCTTGGGTTGCTGAGTTCATTTCCTGGTGGATAAATCAAGAGACCGGCTATCCGATACTGGAACGGTCGGGAGTAATCCGTTGGATGGTACGACTCAACGAGGTTGTTACCTGGTTCGACAGCAGAGAAGAGGCAGTGCAGGGAGCCATCGAGAACGGCGTCAAGCTGGAACAGGCTGAGACGATGCCTAAGAGCGTGACGTTCATTGCGAGTACGCTGCATGATAACAAAATTCTGATGAAGAATGACCCAGGGTATTTAGCCAACCTGCAGGCAATGGCTCTTGTACAGAGAGAGCGACTACTGCATGGCAACTGGAAGATTAAAGCCGCTGCAGGCTTGATGTTCAAGCGAGTAAAGGTAAATATGCTGGAAGAAATACCGTCCGATGTTATCAAGTGGGCGAGAGGCTGGGACCTTGCGGCAACATCTGAGGATGAAAAGGGAGACCCGGCATACACAGCAAGCGTGCTGATCGGAAAGAGAAGAAACGGACGGTACATTGTGGCCGACGTTATCAATCGCCGGTTGAGTTCGTCCGATGTGCGAGAAATCATAAAGCAGACCTGCATAGCTGACAGGGCGAAATACGGAAGGGTAGCAACCAGGCTTCCGCAGGACCCAGGCCAAGCAGGTAAAGACCAGGCACAGAGTTTTATGAAACTCTTGGCTGGTTTCAATGTTAAGTGCATTCAAGAGTCCGGAGACAAGGTGACGAGAGCAGAACCGTTTTCGGCACAGTGGTTAGGACTTGAGGGTATGGATAAAGGCAATGTCGATGTGCTGATTGCACCGTGGAATGAAGAGTATTTCAACGAGTGCGAGAACTTCCCACAGTCCAAATTCAAGGATATGGTGGACGCAAGTTCGTCGGCATTTACGGAGTTGGAGAGTGGTGCTACATACTCGGCCCCGCCTAAGGATAGCCAGTTAGGCAAGAGCAGTTATTGGAATAAGTGAGGTGAGAATAGATGGCTAACAAAGAAATTGGTCGCATAGGACAGCAACGATATGGAGGAACAATCTATGAAGAGTTCCTTCATGAACTGAGAGGCACACGAGGAATAGAGGTCTACCGTGAAATGTCAGAGAATGACGATGTGGTAGGTGCGATCCTCTTTGCTATTGAGATGCTGGTAAGACAGTGCGACTGGAACATAGAGCCGGGAGGCGACACCGCAAAGGACAAAGAGGCTGCAGAGTTCGTAGAAAGTTGTATGCACGATATGCAGGACACCTGGACGGACACAATTTCGGAAATCTTATCTTTCCTCACTTACGGTTGGAGCTTCCACGAGATCGTGTATAAGCGCCGTATGGGAAATACGAAGAACCCAACAACGAAGAGTAAGTACACAGACGGCTTGATTGGATGGAAGAAATTGCCTATCAGAGCGCAGGAAACACTCTACCGGTGGGAATATGACAACGAGGACAATCTGCTGGGAATGACTCAGATGCCGCCGCCGGACTTCGGAACGTACACGATACCAATGAGTAAGGCGTTGCTATTCCGTACAAAGAGCAGGAAGAACAACCCGGAAGGGAGAAGCATTCTGAGAAATGCTTACCGCTCCTGGTATTTCAAACGGCGCATACAGGAAATAGAAGGTATCGGTATTGAGCGTGACCTTGCCGGACTGCCGGTAATGCACGCACCGGAGGGGCTTGATATATGGGACCCGGATAATCAGGATGCGTTAGGAATCAGAACAGAGCTTGAATCCATGGTACGCAGAATCAGGCGAGATGAAACGGAGGGTGTAGTCCTTCCACATGGATTTGAGCTGGAACTGTTAAGTTCCGGCGGTACCCGACAGTTTGATACGAATGCGATCATCAACCGCTATGATACCCGAATTGCAATGACGGTATTAGCGGATTTTATTTTCTTAGGTCATTCAGAGACTGGTTCCTGGGCGTTGAGTTCCGACAAGACGGAGTTGTTTGCTATGGCAATCGGTGCGTTCTTAGATATTATTTGCGAAACATTCAATAGCCAGGGAATTCCAGCTTTGATTGATATTAATGGAGAGCATTTCAAGGGCATAACAGACTACCCCAAAATGACACACGGAGATATTGAAGATACCGACATTACAAAGGTATCTACATTTGTAAAGGATATGATTGGAATTGGAATCCTGGTACCGGATAATGGACTGGAAGACTACATTCGCCAGGTCGGACACCTGCCGGAGAGGACAACGGACGACAGAACAGTAGACCAGCGGCGTAAACAACAGGCGGAGCAGAACCAGCCACCGGAGCCTGAGACAGCCGCAGGAAGCGATGGAAACGACGAAGGCGAAGAAATCCCCGACAATGTGGCGGAAGCCGCTAAAAGGCGATTAGGAAGGAGCGGTGCAAATGGCAATAAGGTTCATACGACCAAAGCGAATACGCAAGGCAAAGACACCGGGCAGTCAAGAAGTCCTACGCAGACTTGAAGAGTACCTGCAGAGCGAATGTGACGAACCGGTTGAAATCCTATGCGGGTTTTGGCAGGATCAGCAAGACGCCATCACGTACCAGGAACTCCGAAAAGCAGTAGCGGACGGAAGCCTTAGTAAAGAGACGTTAGAGGCTTGGCAACAGGATTACTCAGTGCTTGTTGCCGAGAGATTGCAGTCAATGTGGACGCAGGCAATAGCAGCGGGACCAACCGGGCAACCAATCCTGGACGGTCTCGCTTTTGAGTTTAACACTCAGACACCTGGCGTTCTCGACTGGATCAGTGAAAGAGGAGCTGAGTTTGTCACCCGATGCACAGAAGAACAGAAGGACGCAATAGCGGCACTCCTGGAAAAGAAAATGAGAGAGAGCCATACAGTAGATGAACTGGCAAGGCTCATTCGTCCATGCATCGGTCTGACAGAGGGTGACGCAAGAGCAAACGCCAGGTATTATGACAATATCGTGGCTACGATGCGAAAAGAACATCCGAGAATGAAGATTGAGAGCATCCGCCGGAAGGCATTGGACGCTTCTCAGAAATATGCAGAGAAACAGCACCGGGCCAGGGCATTCACAGTCGCTCAGACCGAGAGTGCTTTTGCTTATAACCGTGGAGCCGATGAAGGCATACGCCAGGCACAGGGCGAAGGGTATCTTGGAACGATGGTAAAGAGATGGAGTACATCCGGAGACGATTCGGTGTGCGACATCTGCAATGCGCTGGAAGGTACCGAGGTAGATATGGACTCCGACTTTGATTTCAAAGGAAAGGTTCTGTTTGCAGGACAACATATGTTACCACCTGCACACCCGAGATGTGCCTGCGCTATCGAGTATATCGAAGTGGCTGCACCGAGAGGAAGGAAGTGAGAAAGTGAAGAAGTTCTCTGATTTCATCAAGAAGTCTGCAGAACCGCAGAAGAAAGAGCCTGCCAGCAATGTGATTAAAGGCAGGTTTAAGATTGCCAAGTCCGACGACGACAAGCACCTGGCATTTGGCTGGGCGAATGTGGCTATCCGTGCTGACGGAGAAGAGATTGAGGACTGGCAGGAGGACATCATTGAGCCGGAAGAACTGGAAAACGCAGCATACCAGTATGTGTTACTCTATCGTGAAGGCGGAGAAATGCACGAAAGAGGCGGAGCTGCAGTCCTGGTTGAATCTGTGGTATTCACGGAAGAAAAAATGCAGGCGATGGGAATCCCGGCAGGCACTCTTCCGATTGGTTGGTGGATCGGCTTCAAAGTAACCGACGAGGATGTATGGGAAAAGGTTAAGGACGGCACATATCCGATGTTCTCAATCGAAGGAGAAGCCGAGAGAGTCGAAGTAGAAGATGAAAACACCTTGTAAAAATGGGGCGTATTGAGTTTTTCAGCAGTCTTAACCTTATAATTCCACATATGAGAGTGTAATAAGGGCATAGGTAGTTCACATTATGGAGATGAATCTAAGCAAAAAGAACAAATTGATAAAACAGATCAGCAAGGCATCCGATATGGTGCCTTTTTCTGATTTCCTGCTCGAATTTATGGACCGCTACGGTTTGAATAACCTGCGAGAGTCCACAGTAGAGCAGTTAGAAGAGTTTATCAGCAACAGAAACATCATTCCGTTATTAGGAGAGGCACCGCAAAGGTGTCTTTTTTAATATAAATCTTGCGGAAAGGAGGAAGCAAAGTGGCAACAAAGTTAAAAAATCTCAGAATCAGCAAGGTTGATTTTGTAGATGAAGGTGCAAATCCGGATGCTCACATTAAGCTAACAAAGAGTAAAGGCGAAAAGGGGCAGTCCACAGGAGAGAATGGCGATAAGAATGGTTTTGTCAGCCGATTGTTCGGTTTCATCGGCAAAAAGGCCGGCATGAACCAGGAAGAGATCGACAGTGCAGTAGAGGAAGTTCTGAAAGGCAACTCTGTTAGTTTCAACGAGCGTTTCAATGAAATCAAGAACAGAAAGATTGCTGATGAAATTTGGGATATATGCTACGCACTGCAGGCAAGCCTCTGTTCGATTCTGAATGACGAGGAGCTGGATAGCACCGGCGCAGCAACAGCGATGAATGAGAGCCTTGACGAGTTCACTGCAGTAGTGAAGGAAGCGATTAGCAACTGGTCCGGCGGAAAGGTAATCAACATCGTAAAGAGTGACGAGGTGACGGAGAGTGACCTGGCAATGATGAAGTCTGCGGCTGCAAGGCTGAATGACAACATCGAGAAGGCACAGACCGCCGCTGAAAAGCCTGCCGGAGAAGGAGACGATCCGGAGGTAGACACAGAGGACAAAAAGGACCAGGGCAAAAAGAAACAGTCGAAAGGAGACAACGAAGATATGAAGATCGACAAGAGCAAAATGACCCAGGCTGAGCTTCTCATTCTCGAAGATATTGAGAAGAGATACGGCGTGGCAGACGACCCGGCTCAGACAGAGCAGACTCCGGAGGGAAAACCTGCGGTAACAAAGTCTGTTGAGAAGCCTGAGCAGAACCAGGAAACACCTGCAGATGGCGAGGACATCTACAAGGGACTCAATCCTGCTGTTAAGGCAGAAATCGAAGCACTCAGAAAGTTCCGTGAGGATGCTGAGAACAGAGAACTTGAAGCCGTAGCAGGCAAGTATGAAATCATCGGCAAGAAGAAAGAGGAGCTTGTACCTATGCTCAAATCTCTCAGAGCTACCGGTGGAACTGCATACAACGATATGATCGCCGTTCTTGATGCCACCGTGGAAGCGGTCAACAAGTCCGGCGTTTTTTCCGAGGTAGGCAAGTCCGGCCATGGCTCTGTGCACGTAAGTGATGCAGAGGGCAAGATCGAAGGTATCGCCAAGAGCTATATGCAGAAAGAACCTTCCATGAGCTATACGGATGCGCTGGCTAAGGCTTGGGAAGATAACCCGGACCTTATGGACGCATACGACGCTGAGGAAGGATTTTAAGGAAGGAGGAAAAGACCATGGCAAAGAGAAACTTCAACGGCTCACAGATTAACCAGTCTGTGACAATCGCAGAGCAGGCCGGTGCTGCTATCGACGATGTGAGAAACCTCATTCTCAAATATGACGAGAATGGAGATGTAGTCGTAGCAACCGACGGCACAGCACCTATCGTAGGCATTGCAATTATTGAGGCAGGCTATAACGACATCTCCGGAGCAGAGTCCGGAAAAGTTGCAAAGGGCGACCAGGTAGATGTTCAGATTAAGGACATCGGCTACATTCTTGCTGGCGGAGCCATAAAGAAGGGCGAAGAGGTAACTGCAACCGCAGGAAAAGCAACAAAGGCAGCTGACGGAGATTATGTGATCGGCGTGGCGCTCAGCAATGCAGCGGAGAATGACTATGTTAGAGTTCAGATTTCCAAGTATCAGAAGAATGCTGCAAAATAAAGAAGGAGGAAATGGTAAATGAAAAGAACAACAAAAAGCATCCAGGCAGAAATTGCAAAGGGTGCATTTAGACCGCACACAGCGCTTTCAACAATGGCGCTGGCTTACTATCAGCAGGAAACAACATCTTTTGCAAAGAATATGTTTCCTGTTTGCCCGGTGCAGCTGTCCTCTGACAATTACTATGTATTTGATAAAGAGGATTTGTTACGTGATAACTGGAATAGAAAACCGGCATACGGTTCAGTTGACCCGGCAGTAATCTCAGAGCATACAGAGAACTATGCCTGCCACGTAGATCAGATGATTATGGGTATTGATAATATCCGTCAGACAGACCTTAACCGCAGACAGGGACCTCACACCAAAGACCCGCGCCAGCAGAGAACTAAGGTGATTGCAACACAGGCAAACATCCACCAGGATGCAGAGTTTTCAAAATCATTTATGCGCAAAGGAGTATGGAAAAACGAGGCAACAGGCACCGATTCCGTGTCTGTTACATCCGGACAGTTTATCAAGTTCAGCAACGGTAACAGTGACCCGATCGCTTTCTTCCAGAACAAAATGACTGAGATCAATGAGGAAACCGGCCGCACCCCTAACAGACTTGGATTGGGTGTAAACGTCTACAATGCGTTAAAAGAGCACCCGGCAATCCTCGAGAGGGTAAAATACGGCGGTTCTACTCCTAACCCGGCAAAGGTAAATCTTAACGTACTGGCACAGCTCTTTGAAATTGACAGAATTGTTCTCGACAGAACCGTTCAGAACAAAGCTGGATTAGGACAGAATGCAGATATGGGATATATCGGGGATCCGAACTCATTCCTGTTAGCATACGCGACAGACACACCTTCCATCGAGGAGCCTTCTGCAGGTTACATCTTCACATGGGATATGCTGGAGAATGGAATTTTGCTTCCGGTTCTGAATTATCCTGGCACACCTGGAACACATTCAGAGCTCGTTGAGGGTCTTATGGCATACGACATGAAGAAAACCGCAGATGATCTCGCATTCTTCGGTTGCGACGCTGTATAAGGAGGTTCGCCATGAAATTGATTGCAAAGAAACGCTGCAGTTATGGCGGCAGAAAATTCTTCGCAGGGGATGAAATCCCGGCAGACATTGTGTTAAATGTCGAGAGGGAAGAAAAACTCGGCGTAATCTCAATCGCAAATGACGAAGCAGGGGTACCGGAACAGTCCGGTGCCCTTTATTCGCAGGAGCAGGTAGACAAGATGATGGCCGATGCAGTCGCCAATGCAAGCAAAGGATTTACGCAGGAGCAGGTGGACGAGATGATCCAGTCCGCAGTCGCAGAGCTTAAACCGTTCGACTCCGACAATGCCGGTTTTACCGTGACAGTCAAGGGCGAGGGTGACAATGTGACGGCGGTTTCCTGCAGTGCAGAGGATATTCAGTCTGTGGTCGATGTACTGCAGATGAATGCGGACGATGGTGCAAAGGCAGTAGCCAACGTAAAGTCCGACAGCGTTCTGATTTTGCTTCACGCCTTAGACACACGCGCTACGGTCAAGAAAGCGGCTCAGAAACAGCACGACACTTTATTCTCCGCTGACGGCAATTCAAACGAATCCGTAGGCGGTAACGCAACCACAGACAGCATTACGGAGGGAGCTGATACCTAATGTCAAAAGGTGCATACACATATGAGCCGGGAAACATCACGGAGTTTGGCAAAGACCGTATGAGGTTTGAACTTGGAGACACGATGGTAGAGGGCCTGGCAGATACGACGGCATTGACCGACGAGGAGATACAAGCAGCAATCGACGCATACCCGAATAAGTGGAAGCGTGCGAAGCTGATGCTTCTTGAAAGTTTGTGCCGTCGTTTTGCGTATGAGGTCAACACAAAGACCGGTCCTCTCAGCCTGGATATGAATGGCAGGGCGAAACTTTGGAAAGAAGATTACGACAAGCTGAAAAAAGAGGTCCAGGCAGAATCAGTGTCAGTGCCACGGTTCGGAAATGAGGTAGATGGTCCGCCTTACTTCCATACCGGAATGCACGAAAACGAGAGGGTGTGGAACGGATGATAAATGCGAGATTTATGTATTTAAGGCCGGGAAACTTATTCAAGGATTTTGTTGTCGAGTCAAATACGCAGGTTGTAACAGCGAGCGGAAGGGTAGTAAACGACCCGAAAGGAGACGGCTCAAAGATCATCAGAGGATGTCTTGCCGAGTCCACGAAGGAACAGAAGGAATCTCATTCAACGAGAGACCGTGTTTGCACCCATACGATTGTACAAGCAGGCAGTCCGGAAGCAAAGAAGTCCGATAAACTCATACTTGGGAATCGCACGTTTTACATCATCGACTTGGACGAAGTTGGCAGTTTGGGTATATCCACAATCTACTACGCCGAGGAAAGGAAGGATGTCAAGTGAAGCTGTGGAACGATGGAAAAGCAGGGAGTGCAGGAAGTGCCATAAGGGCAACAGTCAAAGGACAGGTAGCCAAAATCAACCGACAAGTCGTAGCCAGGGGCGTTAGAGCGGTGAATGCCATGCGAAACGCAGAACTGGAAGTGTTAAAAGGTCAAAGGAGCGGGCGAACATATCGCAAGCCACACAGCAAAGCAACCTACACAGCTTCGGCACCAGGAGAACCACCGGCAAGACGTACAGGAAATCTCCGTATGCACTGGAATGGCCAGGTAAAGAGCGAAGGCAGTACCGCTGGTGGCGGAGTCCAAATCATTGCAGAGCTGGAAAGCCAAGAGAAGTATGCTGGCTACCTTGAAAACGGAACGAAGAAAATGGCAGCAAGACCATTCGTAGACAAGATCAAGGAGAAGGCAACCCCGGAAATTGAGAAAATTTACAAGGAGCCGTATGGCTAAGGAGGCATGATATATGGCACTGGTAGTAGAACAGCCGATAGCAACCTTCGATTTGAGCGAGATTGCCAGGGGCGATTTGGTCTATGGCAAGCATCGCACATGGCCGGAAGGTAAAGCCGGATTTGTAACATCAGCCATCGAGAAGGAGCTGATCGTCCAGTATCATCCGGGTATCGGCAATGTAACTAATCACTTTCGGATTCCCATTGACGAAGCAGTAGACGGTCAGTGGGAAATCCGATATTCACACGATATGTCAGAGGTTAAGACCTACGGCATCAAAGAGCAGGACACTGAGGAAGGAGCAACAGAGTGAAGCTGGAAGAATTGATTCAGAAAAGGTTCGTCAGTACGGCGGCACTTACGGAGAGGCTTACGACCTACAGTGGTGCGCCTGCTATTTTTAGTTCGGAAGCACCGGGCGACGAACAGGAAGGGTGGGGCGGTGAAACGCAGTACCCTATGGTAACTTACAACTATGACCTGCAGGCAAACGAAGAGCGAAACAGCGCCGGTAGTCTTTCAGTATCGATACTCTGTCAGAATACGGCAGATATATTCCCGGAAGACATAGCGCCTATCGTGAAGGGGTGCCTGCGTGATGTAATCCTTCTTCCGGAAGGTGGTACACCGTATTGCTTTACCTGGGCGAGGACGGATGCGTTCACTATGGGCGAGGATGCAGGAAAAGCCGGTGTTGTGATCGGCTGTGAAGTCAGATTTGACATCCTGGAATATCCGTCTATGGAAACATCCGATCCGGACCCGGTAATGGCGGTTGATAAGTATATCAAGGAGTTGTACCCGGAATGCCTGGTTATGGGATATGACCGGATGGAGGAGATAACCGAAGCCTCAGCAGAGCAGCCGGTGGTTTACTGCAGACTGATTTCAACTGAGAAGCAGGAAGAAACGAATACAGTAGCCTGGATGGACGGTAGAATTGCCGTCCATATTTTGTGTCCGGAAAGTACAGTGAGATTGAAGATGGCTGCAGATATTGCCAACCACCTGTCACTCAACGGAGAGGTAATCATGTTGGACTATTCGCCTATGTTCGTTAAGAGGCTGCAGGTGAATTACAAATCTGACTACTTGAAGGAAGGGCAGGTGTTCATCACGGGACATTATGGATTACTGAGGTACAGGGCGAAACCTCATATTCTTAATAATACAGAAACAAATTACAGTTAGGAGGTACGGTATGGCAGTATCAAAAGAAAAGACCGCAGTCGAACAGACAGTGGCAGAAAAGGCTGTAGCGAAAGCTGCACCTGTACAGGCAGAATCCGTTTATACAGCGGAGGAACTGTCGGCAAATGCAGGAAAGCTGTTCGGGGTCAGAACAGAATGTGCGGCGGCGGCACTGAAAGCCGCCGGTATCAAAGAATGTACGGTTTCCAAAGCAGGTGAAACCGTAAAGACATTTATGAAGAAGGAGGTCAGATAGTAATGGCAGAAACCTATATTGTTGGAGAAACAAAGGTAAGACCGGGTGCGTATTTTAATATTCAGAAGCAGGGTACAAATGCACAGGCAGATGTTGTAAACGGTGTTACCGCCGTTGTTTTTAAATCAGATTTCGGGCCGCTCAATACAGCGGTTGAATTAAGTGCGGAAGACGGATTTGCTTCCACGTTTGGAAACGGCGGCACAACAGATGCCATTCAGGAAGCTATCAACGGTGGCGCAAAGACAATCATTGCGTGCCGTGTTGGAAATGGCGGTACAGCTGGTACGGTAACGTTGAATGACAATGAGGGAGAAGCCGCTGTGATGATTACAGCCGCATATCCCGGTAAGAAAGAATTTACTGTTACGGTAAGAGAAAAGCTGACAGACAGCACGGTAAAGGAATGTATCATTTATGCAGGCAAGACGGAATTTGAAAAAGCAGAGTTTCCGGCCGGCAGTGGAGAAGCTGCGGCGCTTGTGGAAGCTTTTTCAAACTCAAAGAAGTTCAAGGCAGAATTAAAAGCAGGAAAGGATTCGGCAGAGATTAAGGCAGTATCGCAGAGTGCATTTACAGCCGGTACAGACCCACAGGTAACGACAGGCGATTATTCAGAGGCTTTTGCACAGGTTGAAGCGTTTGATTTTAATACTATCTGTGTAGATACAGAAGATACCGCGGTACACCTTCTGTTACAGGCATTTGTCAGCCGGGTATTCAATGCCGGAACGCTGGCAATCGCAGTTGTGGCAGAAAAACACACGGTAGACCTTGAAACAAGAATCGCCCATGCGGCAGTTTTTAATGACAAAAAGATGTGTTATGTGTTAAATGCTCATGTAAATGAACAGGGAACAGAGATTGACGGATACCAGACAGCGGCTCGTATTGCAGGAATGATTGGAGCGTGTGCTTCAAATTCGTCCCTGACACATACAGTTGTAAACGGTTTTACCGAGATTCTTGAAAGACTGACAAACACACAGATTGTTACTGCGGAGAAAAAAGGCTGTATTGTGCTTACGTACAACAGTGCAAAACAGGTATGGATTGATAATGCAATCAATACTCTGATTACTCCGGCAGAAAACGAAGATGATGGCTGGAAGAAAATCCGCCGCGTAAAGACACGTTTTGAACTTATCCGCAGAATGAATGTCACAGCAGATAACCTTGTCGGAAAGATTGACAATGATACCAACGGAAGGGCAACGGCAATCAGCCAGTTACAGGCTGTCGGAAATTCCATGGTATCAGAGGGAAAGCTGACCGCCTGCAAGGTGTCTGAAAGCTCTGTATATACGGCGGACGGTGACAGTGCTTATTTTGAAATTTCAGTAATCGACAAAGACAGCATGGAACATATGTATCTTACATATATGTTCCGGTTCAGCACAAACGAATAGGAGGTAGCACAATATGATTAATACAAGAGCCGCCGGTGATGCTAGACAGGCACGAACCGGCAAGGACGGCGCATTTTACAATGCAGACGGTGTACTGCTGGCAACGGTTGAATCATTTTCAAGCAATGTAAGTTTTAACAACGCATCATACTCCGTTTTAGGTAATGCGCAGGAATTAGAGTCAGCAAACACTTTTAAAGTAACACTGACAATGAGTCAGATTGTTGTTGAAGATGACGCATTTATTCAGGAACTTATGACAGCAATGAAAGAACAGACAATGCCATACTGGAATTTCCAGGGCGTTTTAACAGGCAGAAACGGTTCAGAACAGCGTGTGGTTTATTCAGAATGTGTTCCGTCAGGACAGGTAGACTTACAGAACATCACGACAGGAGATGTTGTCAAGCGGGCATGGAACTTTGCAGTCAACCAGCCGCCGGAATTACAGAGCCTTCTTTCAATTTCTTAATCTGATTAGAAGGATAAACAGCTAAATATAGTGCGGTTTTAGGGAGTGCATATCGTCAGGGTATGCCTCTCTTTTTTTATTATAAATTTTTTATTTTTTGGAGGATATGAGCATGGCAGATTTAACGAGAGCAACAGTAGGTATTGTAGATGAAAGCACTGTACAGGAAAGTGCAGCACCGGTACAGGATATTGAACTTACGGAAGATGAAACAAAGGAACAGATGAGAGTTCATGAAGAAGATATTATCCGCGGTCTGATTGAAGCTGCGGGTTATACGCAGGACGAAACGAAGCGGATTGAGATTGCCCGCGGCGGT